GGCCTGAATGGTACCTATAAAGTTGATGAATCGATATCTGTGGTAAACGGCGTAGTTACAGGTGTCAAATAATGGCAAAAAATTTTGAAGATTTTGTCAGCAAATACAATGGCACTTGGAACGATGTAGACGGCGCATATGGCGCACAGTGTGTAGATGGCTTTAACGTATATGTCATGTGGGGAGGACATTCCAGGATATCAGGAAATGCCTGGGATATTGGATCCGGGTGGCAATCAAACGGGCTATCATCATATTGCAAAAATGTGACTGGCCAGCAATACAAGAACGGCGATATCTGTTTCTGGGATGGCACCCAATTTGCGGGTAATCCCTACGGTCATGTATCCATGTACTATAACGGTCAATACTTTGGTCAGAATCAAGGTGACGGTGCTAATGGTACGACGGGGAAAGCATTTAATATCATGAACCTTGTATCACCAAAGCTTGTACTAAGGCCTAATTTTGTTGGCAAGCCAGATATCTATATCACATGCGTTAACGGTATTATCACAAAGCTCGTCGTTAAATAACGAAAGGAGGTATGCAGATGTATAGAATTAATTTATCAAATCATGAAGAGAACATAACGATTCCATTAATGCAGTACGATTCTAATTACGAGGTCCGTATTGCAGTCGAAGAAAATCTAAAATACAAAACCGTATATGTCGATGTCGAAACATCTCTTGGCAATGTTTTGCACTGCCCGGCGGATACCATTGATGATCGTATCGTGCGCTTTTGGGTCGATACACAAATCAGTTGGAAAGCTGGAAAGTACAAGGCACAGATCATCGTATATAACCAGGATGATTTGACTAAAGTCGTAAGTTACTATCCTGTTATTCTGGAAATTTCACCATCTGTTAAGACCCATTACGATGACCCATATGAGACGGCCAAAGCCGAAGTTGATAAGCTGATCAATGAGGGTTACAAATGGGCGGAATCATGGGCCCATGGTGAAACCGGAAAAAGAGATGGCGAAAATACGGATAACGCCAAATATTGGTCAACCATCTCAAACTCATGGGCAAAAGGTGGTACAGGAAGAAGAGCTGGAGAAGATACAGATAACGCGAAGTATTATTCGGAAATCGCAAAATCGGAATATAAGAAGATTGAAGATACGACGGAGGCAAAATTATCCGCACGCATCTCTGCGTTAGAAACAGGAAAAGAAACAGAATCTATTGTCATTGGTACGATTGATCATGAGATGAACTGTTATCCAACGGTTGACTTATACTTGTTTGACGGAGGTGCCGGATGCAGTTCAGTTGAAAATGTTACATGCGGTGGTACATCTCTTGTACATGTCATGTGCTCATACGAGCACACGGATATGAACCATACAAAAGTAAGTGCAAGCTCAAAAGTTCTTGTCGATAGCAATGGGGTTGGCTTGACAGTTGACCAAATCAACAAAGTAAGAGACGGACAGTATGCAATCGTTTTTAAGGATAGTGTAAGGACGGGGGCACTGATACTAAGATGACAAATAAGATCATAATGGTGCGTGGTGATACACAAAACATCGATGTATTGATCACGAATGAAGATGGCACGAATCATCTTGTTACCGAAAAAGAAACATGTCTTTTTACGGTCAAGAAATCATATACGGATGAACGAATATTGATTGAAAAAGATGTTAAATCAAAAGGGGCGACTAATACATTCAAACTGGATCCAATCGATACAAGTAGTATGGAACTAGGTGGATATTGCTATGATGTGCAATTAACTTTAGAAAATGGTGATGTATATACTGTTGTTCCGTGTGATGAATTTGTATTGACACCGGAGGTAACATGGCAATGATATTGAAAGGTGAAATCAAACGGATCAAGATTAGTGGTTCGTTAAAGAAGGAGGATAAATAATGGCAGTAAATCTAGATGAATATAAGCTTGTAAAAGGCGAATCAGATTGGCATGAGAAAATTAATAAATTCATCGAAGACTTTGGGACCGCATTGAACAATGTGAGCGACATTTCCGACTGGAAGGATGCCGTCATGTCCGGTAACACAAAAGTCGTCGTGAAAGGAGATAGCGAATGATCAATACAAAATCCGAAAGCAAAAGCTATAAGTTAGTCGAGCAAGGCGATATCAAAGAAACCGTGCTTGGTTCGAGCACATCGGTAAAATATGCGCATGATATTACGTGCGCTGAGGACCCAACCACTTTTGATTATATTGTAATTTATATGTATGCTCCAGGTGGTGATAGAAATGCTATGTGTATTGCTAAGTATTACAATGGCAAGTGGTATCATCTGTCTACGTCAACAGTTAATCGCACGATTTCGCTTTTGATTACAACTAATGGAACATCAATGCATATAGAAGTTGCCGAGTGGATTAATTCTTCTAATAACAATGGCGTAAAAATCGATGGTGTAGTTGGCGTAAATCGGGGGGGTCATTAACTCTTAGTGATCTTGTAGAAATCGTCAAAAAGGCGGTGGTATCATGCTAAACGTAAAATCGGAATCTACTACATATAAACTTATTACAGATGCAGATATGTCATACAGTGCCACAGAGCATGATACAGGTGCTACATGGATTGACGGCAAGAAAATATATTCCATCACGCTAAAATGGGAAAATCAGGCATTGAACAATACTTTAAGTTTTGCACATGGCATTTCAGATATTGATGTTATTGTTGACTTTAATGCTATGTATTGTGATGGTGATTCATACATTCATTTCCCAATCACTGGTGCTTCCAGTGACAAAAACGTAGGATTAAGAATCAGCAAAACAAAAATTGCAATTACGGGCACTGATACGTATTCTGCACAACCTGGACGTAATCTATATGTAACAATTTATTACACCAAGAAAGTATGATTTATTGATGGGTCGGAAACGGCCCTTTTTTAATTGATTTGAAAGGAATGATCCAATGGAAAATAAAATATATATCGCATGCGAATATGAACAGGAATCAAATTTTTTCAAGGTCACTGCTATATCCAATATGAGCACATATGATATCAATCAGGAAGCGATCCTGGATGATACGACTTTTGATTTTTCCAAGATAGAAGGATATATCGGATATACACATACGGATGGCAATCTGCATGTGAAGTTTGACCAATCAACATATGATGCGTATCTGCAGGAACAGCAGGAGAAAGAAGCACTAAAAAAAGCCGAGGAAGAGAAGCAGAACACGATTGATAGACTGGCTGAAAGTGCGTCAAAGATCAATGAAGCACTTGACGCTATCAAAGAAGCATTGCCGGATGAAACGGCGTCCAAACATATCACGCTTTTCGATACATGGAAGACCGGAACAAAATATACAGCCAATGAGCGTATCGTATACGACGGCAAGCTTTACAAGGTACTGCAGGCACATACATCACAGGATGACTGGACACCGGATAAAGTTTCTTCATTGTTTGCAGAGATATTGACAAGTACGGTCTCCGAAGATGGTATCGTCAATACGGAAGATATCAAGGAATGGACACAGCCGGATAGCACCAATCCTTATAAACAGGGGGACAAGGTGAAATTCAATGACAAGACTTATGAATCTCTTATTGATAACAATGTCTGGTCTCCAGAAGCATATCCGGCAGGATGGAAAGAGGTATAAATTATGAATCAATTACAATCAAAAAAATGGTGGGATGCGGCACTGATTCGTGCCGTAAAGACAGTATGCCAAACAGCAGTAGGTACGATTGGAGCATCCACTATGATCGAGTCGGTCGATTGGAAAGTGGTGCTATCCGCAAGCCTTTTGGCAGGATTGGTATCACTGCTTACAAGTCTTGGTGGCTTGCCTGAGGTGGAAGATGCCGAACGGAATTGACATCTTAACCAATTTTCACTTTGTTAATGAAGCATGGGTCCTTGTGACCCCTATTTTATTAATGACTGTGGATATCGTGACCGGAACAGTCTATGCCTGGTCATCCAAGACCTTTCAGTCAAAACGGATGAGATTAGGGCTGTCCAAGAAAGTCGGAGAAATCTCAATCCTAGTCATCGGCGAGGTTCTATCTTTCTCACTAGGATTGCCACGGTATATCATGTCTGGTATCTCCGCCTATATCATCCTCATGGAACTGATGAGCGTGATGGAGAATGCGGATAAGATGGGGGCACCGATTCCCAAATCTATCAAAAAGGTCATCAATAATGTCAATGATGAAGTGAATCATGAGTTAACGAATGAAGAAATCGAAGAAATATTGAAAAGAATGAAGGAGGAATGAAATATGGCAGAAAAGAAAGATATCAAATTTGAAGATTTAGGCAACGAAGCAAAAGAAGAACTTTCAAACAATAAAGAAGCAGAAAAGAAAGAAGGTAAGTAGTATGCATAGCAGTCTAACTAACAAGATCATCCTATCCCCAAATCACAGCGGTCAACGTGTCTGCAAGGTAAGCAAGGTTACGATCCATCATATGGCAGGAAACTTATCCATCGAGCAATGCGGAGCGGTCTTCCAGAATACAGCAAGACAAGCATCTAGCAACTACGGCATTGGGTCCGATGGCCGTATTGGATGCTACGTAGATGAGAACTGCCGAGCATGGACAAGCTCAAGCAACTGGAACGATCAGAGAGCAATCACTATCGAAGTAGCAGACAACAACTTATCTACCTGGAGCATCTCAGACGCGGCGTATACGAAGCTAATTGAGCTATGCGCCGATATCTGCCGACGCTATGGAATCACGCCAAGCTATGATGGTACGCCTAACGCTACTTTTACGGAGCATCGTATGTTTGCCGCTACTTCCTGCCCTGGCCCATGGATCCATGCCCGTATGCCGCAAATTGTTAAAGACGCCAAAGCCATGATGGCCGGATCTAAGCCAACTACCAACCAAGTACAAGGCAACTTGCCTGATCAGATCTTGACTGTAGGAAGTAAGGTCCGCTCTATCGGTATGTTGGTAGAAAAGGTCGATGTGGCCAATCAGATGATCTACAACTCCGTCGCCGGCGGTTGGATCCCGTCAAAAGATGTTGATGAAGTGGACGCTCGTGATGGGAAGAAGGACCAAATCCTTAATGTTGGATCGGGCTTCGCTTTTCCACATGAAATGACTGTAGGCAAAGTTGATGTACCTAGTGACTCAGTATACATCAATGAGCTCGGTTACTGGTTAAAAGCTAGATGCCTGAATGAGACCAAGGAAGGTCAATAGATGGCACTCCACTACCGGAAGAAGCCCATCGTAATTGAGGCGATGCAGCTCAATATGCACAATCGTGATCGAGTGATCGACTTCGCATAAGGGCACATCACACTATCATGGCGCGATGGATACCTGGAAGGCGCGTATGTGCAGACCTTGGAAGGATGCATGTATGCAACCTATGGCGACTATATCATCCGTGGCGTAGATGGCGAGTACTATCCGTGCAAACCATCGATTTTTGAGAAGACATACGAGCTTGCAGAGGAGTTTTTTTAAAAGAAAGGAGATGATGATACATGGATGAAAAAGCTATAAGAATTGTTTATAACTATATTGACGAACATTTGGATGCAAAAAACACAAAAAAATATGAGGTATTTGTTGTATGGAAGGTTAAAGCATTACAAAACTGGAAGTGGTTGATTTCATCAACGCTTTCCGATGGGATGTATTATGAAGTGACTTATAATGGTGATAAAAAAGAATTTTACTTGGATGCATATAAAAAAGTTGAAAATGTATGTATTAAATAAAGTTAATTTAGGTATTGTTTTTGACCGTTTCTAAAAACGGCATTGTTGAATTACAACTATTTTCTATCGAGTAAAAAGGGATGGCCTTAGCGCTCATCCCGATTTTTTTGTGCTCGATCAATCGTTTCTTGCATGGCTTTTCGAAATACTTCTGATTGTGAGATTCCAATCTCTTTACAAGCTTGTTTGAATTCATCAACAAAATCTTTTTTATATCGTGCGGCTACACTTCCCATATTTTCTTTTTTCCAGTCACGTATGTATTTTTTTTGGTCAAAGTGATTATTCATAAGGGCCTCTATCTAATTAACGTGTAAATTAATACAATCAATAATACGATTACAGTTATGTCCAATACGCGGACTCAATAAGAAACTTTAATGTACTTTATATAAAGGGCTTTATTGTGTCGGTTTCGTCTTTTTTACTATAGTTTTTAATAAGAATTGCCCAAAAAGTTGCCCGTTCCTGTGATATGATTTTGGTGCCGATACAAATTAGTAATATAAAATTAAATTGAATCGATTAGTTTGAAAAGATATAATATGCATGAAGAACAAAAAGATTACATCTTTTCCAGAGTGATAGTAATAAAACTATCACTCCATTTTTTTATTGTTTTAATGTCTGGACTGAATATAATGAATTTCAGTTGATTTTTTGTTTTACTCGAAACTAGTCGAAATTACTCGAAACTATTTATTGTCAAAATTAAATGTATAGTATTGAGTTGGGTCGTTCTTGCTAGTTCCATGCCACACAAAGATTCCTTCTTTTTCTAGCTCTTTTAACAATCTCCTGCTATACACGGTTGACTTGCCAATTTATCAAATAGCAAATTAAAAGCAAGTTAATTTCAGATTAAAAAAGCGATACATATAGCATTTTTTTAAAACGTGTGATAAATTTTTATGATTTAACAAGTTACAGGTAACACCGCCCTGCGTATACATGTCATAGTACCTAGAAACTGTGATAAATAAAGGAAAAAATGCAATTTATACCCTGCAAAAAATCGGGGCATACGAAAGGAGTAATGAAGTATCGCAACACACGAAAATTTATCTGTTAAGATTGATTACATCAGCATTGTATTTGAAACTGCAAACGCAGAAGATGTCATCATGCACATTTTAGGTTTACCGACTGACATTTTCAATGTCTATCCAGCAACGATAAAATTCAAGACTTATCAAGCACGCTGGCAGATTGGAGATATTTATGTATCGGGGGACGCAAGAAAGACAGAGGACAACCCACAGGGGCTAGGCTGTTATCTTGTTATGACGGGCAGAGGTTGTGATGATATTTTCCGTATTCTCAACAGCAGAAACTATACCTTTGGGGATATGTTCAAACGTTGCGAGCGAAGATACGGACTGGATAACTTCCATTTCACAAGGCTTGATATTGCCATTGATGATAAGAACGAAAAGCCATTCTTTACCATAGAGCAGATAAAGAAGAAATGCGAAAAAGAGGAATTTATCTCGAATAGTGAGGGCTATCACTTTGACGAAAGTAAGTTTGATGATTTCGACACCGCAAAGACCGTTTATATTGGTGCTGGAAAATCGGGATTGTCCTACCGCTTTTATGACAAGGATAAGGAAGTCTGTTCAAAACATAATAAGACACTTGATGAAGTCGGCAGTTGGAAACGGACAGAAATGCAACTGCGTGATGATAAGGCTCATGCCTTTGCCATGACATTCAAGGACAGACCGCTGGAACTTGGGGAACTGGCTTTCGGGCTATTGGCAAACAACCTACGCTTTGTCGTGCCAAACAGAAATGAAAGTAATAAGAGCAGATGGAAAACGTGTCGGTTTTGGGAACGCTTTTTAGGGGCTGTGGAAGTCTTAAAACTGCAAGTACCGAAACTACATAATTCTCTTGAGGAAACACAGCAATGGCTCACAGAGGGTGGCGTGATTTCCGCTGTGAAAAGTTTTTACTTCTTGGAAGAACATGACGCATTAGGTGGACTGGAAAAAGTGGGAACTATGCTTGATAAGGCAAGATACAGCAATTCCCTTTCCAGCAAACTAACCGCCCACTTACAGAGGATAGACCGCACCGACCTTATCCCCTATATCCAGTATGACACGAAACATGGGAAAGGGGGTATCTGATGAATAACAACGATATTCCCGTATGGGAAAAATACACCCTTACCATTGAAGAAGCGTCTAAGTATTTCCGTATCGGAGAAAACAAGTTAAGACGATTGGCAGAGGAAAATAAGGACGCTGGCTGGCTCATTATGAATGGCAACCGCATACAGATTAAACGCCGACAGTTTGAAAAGGTCATTGACAAATTGGACGCAATCTAATGCAAATGAGCCTTGTATGTGTTATGATAAACACAAGTCATATCAAGGCTCTTTCCAATAAGGAAAGGAGCAGACACCATGAAAGAAAAAAGACGGGATAGCAAAGGACGTATCCTGCATACTGGAGAGAGCCAACGAACAGACGGAAAATACTTATATAAATATGTGGACGATTGAAACGTTTTGTATACCAAATGCTATATAAAGCAGCCAATAAGGCAAGTACGGAAATGATGTTACTCATTTCATTGCTGGATAAGAAATCATGCATAAAAGCCACCCCACTTATATAAGCATTATATCAAGTGAATGTAGATAATGATGAAGATTGTAACAGAAAGGAAATAGTTATGGATTATGAAATGATGCGTCATATCAACGATATGGCCGCAAAAAGAGAGGCTGAGGCATTAAAGCCAAAGCCTGTAAAAAAGAGATCATCAAAGCTTATCAAACCTTTGATTGAAATTGTAAGTACAGCATTTATTGCAGCTGCAATGCTGTATGTGATGCTCGCAATAACAGCATGGTGTATTAGTTAGATAAATCGATGGTGTTTGTCTGCAGATACCTGTCTGTCAATCTGAAACTCTAGCCATTTCTATATCGGCAAAAAAATGATGGCGATCAACTGGCAGGCAGATATCTGTGGACAAGCATAAAAGGAAAGGATGGTAAAAAATGAAGCCATATCTAAACTATAAAGATGTTTCATATTTGCTTCACGTAAGTGAAAAAACTGCATATGATAGCATTCGTCTTTTGCAGCAAAGGCCTGGTAATAACGGCATAAAATGGTGTGAAACTGAAGAATATCAATTTCTATCCAAAACAATGAATAAAAGATATCTGATACCATCGAGTATATTCATTCGTGCTTTCCCGTCAACGGCCTCAGAAGTTAAAAAAATGGGAATAAAAAAAAGCAACTGATACATAGATCAGTCGCGAATAAATAACATACATATTTTAGCACAACATTCCGGTCATTTCTACTGTACTGTGTATGGTCTATATAAGATGAATGAATGCCTTTGGCAGATACGTATTTACAGTTTCTTTGCATTATTTTCCTTCAATATTCATTCAAATTTGCTACCACATCTTAAGACCGTATGCAGTCCAGTAGGAATGGCCGTTTGGAAAGGATGGATCATATGTTTGATGAAAATAAACAGATCATATTGGATCATTTGCAGCACGCTTTAGCATGTACCAATGAGCTCAATGATTTAAAAGAGCTACGGTATGTGCAGCATGCCGGATATGGAAACAAACAACAAGTGATTGCCATCTTTGATAATGGCGTTAGAGCAGTATTCAATGTGACAGGATTAAGCGGGGTTGGAACCATACTTAATGTGATGGATCACCTTTCTCAATTCTAGGAGAATCATATGAATGAGGGATTTATAAAGCTGTATCGGAAGATCATAGACTGGGAATGGTACACAGATGTTAATACCAAAGCTTTGTTTATACATCTGCTACTGATGGCCAATCATACTGATCAGAGATGGCGCGGACAGGTCATAAAGCGTGGCTCTTTGGTTACCAGTTATGGTAGTTTGTCGGTTCAGACTGGACTAACTGTAAAACAGGTTAGAAATAGTTTGAAAAAATTAGAAAAAACCGGAGATGTGGCAAGCAAAAGTACTAACAGAAACACCCTAATAATGGTACTAAACTACGATTTGTATCAATCAATAGGGCAAACAAAAGGCACACAAAAGGCAGACGATGAGCACACCATTGGACAAACAGAGGGCAATCAAAGGGCAACAAACAAGAATGTAAAGAATGATAAGAATATAAAGAATAAAGAGAGAGTAGAGAGAAAGTTGCCACCAACTCTGGATGAAATCATCGCTTACAAAAATGAGATCCATTCATCGGTGGACGCTGAACGTTTCTACGATTACTACAATGCAATTAATTGGACGACCGGTAATACACCAATCGTTGACTGGAAAGCGGTATTTAGAAATTGGAGCCGCAATGAAAAAAAGAAAACAAATGATTATCCGGATTGGTATAGCGATATCGGTCAGGAACAAGCAAGTGATGAACTGATCCAACAAATTGAAAAAATGAAAGAAGGGTTAAATGATGCTCAATCTCATGGACCTTAGGAAAGACATTGAAGAACGATACGGTGTTGTGACACATTTGGATGAATATATCGGCAATGATGCCATTATCTTTCAAACCGATGGCTACAAATTCATTGTCTACATCAAACCGAAAGAGTTTTATGGATCTGATGTATATCATTACAGCATCAGCCATGGGAAAAAGATGTTTGGATGTGGTGCATCCGTTCTTGATGAACAGTCTTTGTTCCAGGTGTTTGGAAAATACATAAAATCAGTCAATGTGCAGGGAAGGTTATTTTAAGCGAGGTATTGGATTGTGGCTAGAAATAGAAGAAAAAGAAAAATCAAAAATGTCAGCTTTTACAGCAGTGTGAGATATGCACCAAAGATTGCAAGACACATTCCGGACAGTATGAATCTGTATCGATGTCCGGTGTGTGGTGAGTTTGTATATCCGTCAGATAGATACTGCTCAGGCTGTGGACAAAGAATCATCTTTGAAAAATATTCAGGTATGTGAAAAAAATATGCAGATATCTGAATTTGAAAAGATAGTGTGTCCAGTGTGTGGAAAGGTGAAGCTGACATCCACATATAAACAGGATTGGCTGTACAAGACGAAAAATCACGGAAAGATCATATATTTTTGTGGTTATACATGCTATCGAAAATGGTTGAAAAAATATAAACAGCCGCCAAAAAAGGATGATCAATATGGCTTATAACCCGGAAAAAAGAAGCAAAAGATATTACATGCTCGACAGAAAAGATATTACCAATGTCAGAGGTATCATCACATCCGGCGAGGTGATGGATGAGCTTGGCCTGACAAACTGTGGATTTGAAAGGTTTGTATATCAAAATAAAGATTATCATGGCTGCTATCTAGTGGAAGTAGATGAAGACGAAGAATCGAGTAAGTTCAAAGAGTATAAGTTTTTTGAACTAAATGCGTCAAGGTGTCCATCTAGATGGTACGTGACATGTGATGGAAGATTTTATCGATTGTACATCCGTTCGGGCAAAAAGCACGAACTCATGCCATATTTGCATCACGGTATTTGGACAGTCCGGATTGGTGGATTTGATGCATTTCAGGCAGCAAGAGTATTCTTGTAAATTTTTAATAGTTGGAGCTAATGCTGAATTTACTGATTGTTTTAATTTTTCATCCATTGTTTTTCCTCCTTTCAAGGGGATTGTAACAGAAAAAATTATTAAGGAGGCATATATGGACACAACAAATTTATCAATTATATGCAACATATGTACGTTGATTTGTCAGATCGTGATACTGATTTCATTTATTCGTGCGGAAAACAAATGATTTCTTTTTAGAACAGATTGAAAGCATCCGATTCGTTTCAGCGGTGATAGTCACTTCATGATCTACATTTTTAAAGTAATATCGATATTTATCTTTTGAATTTGGCAGCATTGTTGTTTCATTTTCAAGCACCAATGGTGAGCTATTAACGATATGGTTTTCCAAATGTATACCATTTGGAAAATCCATTGATTTTTTGGGTCCTTCATATTCACTCATTGGAGATACAGGATGCCCATCAAATGAAAAAGTAATTGATTTCAAAGTAATTGGTGTGTTTGAAAAATTTAGTATCGAAAATTCAATGCTTGGATATTCATAAGATCTATCAACATGAAAATCTTCAATAGAAATACGTGGACGATTGAAACGTTTTGTATACCAAATGCTATATAAAGCAGCCAATAAGGCAAGTACGGAAATGATGTTACTCATTTCATTGCTGGATAAGAAATCATGCATAAAAGCCACCCCACTTATATAAGCATTATATCAAGTGAATGTAGATAATGATGAAGATTGTAACAGAAAGGAAATAGTTATGGATTATGAAATGATGCGTCATATCAACGATATGGCCGCAAAAAGAGAGGCTGAGGCATTAAAGCCAAAGCCTGTAAAAAAGAGATCATCAAAGCTTATCAAACCTTTGATTGAAATTGTAAGTACAGCATTTATTGCAGCTGCAATGCTGTATGTGATGCTCGCAATAACAGCATGGTGTATTAGTTAGATAAATCGATGGTGTTTGTCTGCAGATACCTGTCTGTCAATCTGAAACTCTAGCCATTTCTATATCGGCAAAAAAATGATGGCGATCAACTGGCAGGCAGATATCTGTGGACAAGCATAAAAGGAAAGGATGGTAAAAAATGAAGCCATATCTAAACTATAAAGATGTTTCATATTTGCTTCACGTAAGTGAAAAAACTGCATATGATAGCATTCGTCTTTTGCAGCAAAGGCCTGGTAATAACGGCATAAAATGGTGTGAAACTGAAGAATATCAATTTCTATCCAAAACAATGAATAAAAGATATCTGATACCATCGAGTATATTCATTCGTGCTTTCCCGTCAACGGCCTCAGAAGTTAAAAAAATGGGAATAAAAAAAAGCAACTGATACATAGATCAGTCGCGAATAAATAACATACATATTTTAGCACAACATTCCGGTCATTTCTACTGTACTGTGTATGGTCTATATAAGATGAATGAATGCCTTTGGCAGATACGTATTTACAGTTTCTTTGCATTATTTTCCTTCAATATTCATTCAAATTTGCTACCACATCTTAAGACCGTATGCAGTCCAGTAGGAATGGCCGTTTGGAAAGGATGGATCATATGTTTGATGAAAATAAACAGATCATATTGGATCATTTGCAGCACGCTTTAGCATGTACCAATGAGCTCAATGATTTAAAAGAGCTACGGTATGTGCAGCATGCCGGATATGGAAACAAACAACAAGTGATTGCCATCTTTGATAATGGCGTTAGAGCAGTATTCAATGTGACAGGATTAAGCGGGGTTGGAACCATACTTAATGTGATGGATCACCTTTCTCAATTCTAGGAGAATCATATGAATGAGGGATTTATAAAGCTGTATCGGAAGATCATAGACTGGGAATGGTACACAGATGTTAATACCAAAGCTTTGTTTATACATCTGCTACTGATGGCCAATCATACTGATCAGAGATGGCGCGGACAGGTCATAAAGCGTGGCTCTTTGGTTACCAGTTATGGTAGTTTGTCGGTTCAGACTGGACTAACTGTAAAACAGGTTAGAAATAGTTTGAAAAAATTAGAAAAAACCGGAGATGTGGCAAGCAAAAGTACTAACAGAAACACCCTAATAATGGTACTAAACTACGATTTGTATCAATCAATAGGGCAAACAAAAGGCACACAAAAGGCAGACGATGAGCACACCATTGGACAAACAGAGGGCAATCAAAGGGCAACAAACAAGAATGTAAAGAATGATAAGAATATAAAGAATAAAGAGAGAGTAGAGAGAAAGTTGCCACCAACTCTGGATGAAATCATCGCTTACAAAAATGAGATCCATTCATCGGTGGACGCTGAACGTTTCTACGATTACTACAATGCAATTAATTGGACGACCGGTAATACACCAATCGTTGACTGGAAAGCGGTATTTAGAAATTGGAGCCGCAATGAAAAAAAGAAAACAAATGATTATCCGGATTGGTATAGCGATATCGGTCAGGAACAAGCAAGTGATGAACTGATCCAACAAATTGAAAAAATGAAAGAAGGGTTAAATGATGCTCAATCTCATGGACCTTAGGAAAGACATTGAAGAACGATACGGTGTTGTGACACATTTGGATGAATATATCGGCAATGATGCCATTATCTTTCAAACCGATGGCTACAAATTCATTGTCTACATCAAACCGAAAGAGTTTTATGGATCTGATGTATATCATTACAGCATCAGCCATGGGAAAAAGATGTTTGGATGTGGTGCATCCGTTCTTGATGAACAGTCTTTGTTCCAGGTGTTTGGAAAATACATAAAATCAGTCAATGTGCAGGGAAGGTTATTTTAAGCGAGGTATTGGATTGTGGCTAGAAATAGAAGAAAAAGAAAAATCAAAAATGTCAGCTTTTACAGCAGTGTGAGATATGCACCAAAGATTGCAAGACACATTCCGGACAGTATGAATCTGTATCGATGTCCGGTGTGTGGTGAGTTTGTATATCCGTCAGATAGATACTGCTCAGGCTGTGGACAAAGAATCATCTTTGAAAAATATTCAGGTATGTGAAAAAAATATGCAGATATCTGAATTTGAAAAGATAGTGTGTCCAGTGTGTGGAAAGGTGAAGCTGACATCCACATATAAACAGGATTGGCTGTACAAGACGAAAAATCACGGAAAGATCATATATTTTTGTGGTTATACATGCTATCGAAAATGGTTGAAAAAATATAAACAGCCGCCAAAAAAGGATGATCAATATGGCTTATAACCCGGAAAAAAGAAGCAAAAGATATTACATGCTCGACAGAAAAGATATTACCAATGTCAGAGGTATCATCACATCCGGCGAGGTGATGGATGAGCTTGGCCTGACAAACTGTGGATTTGAAAGGTTTGTATATCAAAATAAAGATTATCATGGCTGCTATCTAGTGGAAGTAGATGAAGACGAAGAATCGAGTAAGTTCAAAGAGTATAAGTTTTTTGAACTAAATGCGTCAAGGTGTCCATCTAGATGGTACGTGACATGTGATGGAAGATTTTATCGATTGTACATCCGTTCGGGCAAAAAGCACGAACTCATGCCATATTTGCATCACGGTATTTGGACAGTCCGGATTGGTGGATTTGATGCATTTCAGGCAGCAAGAGTATATGCAAAATATTATCTAGATCTTCGAAATGATCAGTACGTGCTTCTCAAAAGTGATACATGGGATATCAAGAAAATCAAGATAGTTGACAGGCAGAAATATATTCTTAGCAACAATAGAAAATCGCTTGGAAAAGAAGTTGGATTGTTTGAAGATGGGCACCTTGTAAAGCGTTGGCCTTCTTCAAGGGCGGCTGCAAATGAATTATACATCTCTTACCAGACTGTATCTGACATTTGCAGAAGCAGATACAAGAAAAAAATGTATGATCTTAGATACATTTGATGACGATAAAGAGGTAAAAAAATGAATGAATTATGTAAAGAGCAAAGCTACATTATGGCGCTTAATACTATTTTAAGTTTGATCGATGAAAATAAAATTGCTTTTGGAAATGGCGGATACTGGGCATTGGGAAAGGTAGAAGAAGCATGCACGATTGCAGATAAAGAAGCTAACATCGTTAAATTTGGTAATTGGATTAGTGTTGATGATAAATTGCCAAAAACGAATGATGTATATCTTGTGTATCTTGGTAAAAGTGAAAAAAGAATAATAGATTGTTATTTTGAAAAAGAACGTGGCGATAATGGAGAATTTGGAGAATATATTATCAATTTATCTACTGATGGATCATACAGATGGACTGAAAGTCACTGGAGCAAAATAATGGGAGTCACTCATTGGATGTCAATGCCAGAAATTCCGGGAGGAAAACAATGAAAAAAGCAACAGTTGAAAAGCAAATGGAAGATCAATTCTACACTCACAAAGTTATGACTAATGCATTGAAACAATCACAGCAAAGTTTTGAACTTTCAAAGCAATTTAGTGAATTACTTATCGAACTGATGACAATCAATTTTGGTGTAGACGAGACCGCTAGAATAGCAAAAAAGGCAATCGAAATAGCAAAAGCTTTAGTTTAAGGAAAAGAGGAAATTATGATCAATAGAGCAGTATTAACAGGACGATTGACAAAAAATATCGAATTGCGCAGCACTGTTTCAGGCACCAGTGTTGCGCCTTTTACGTTGGCCGTGGCTAGAAGCATTGTCAGAGAAGGACAGCAGCAAGCTGATTTCATCAATTGTGTCGTATGGGGCCGACTGGCCGAGACGATGGCTAAATATCTTAATAAAGGATCATTGATCGGTGTGGAAGGACGGATCCAGACGCGGAATTATGATGATCATGGCACAACGAAGTATGTCACAGAGGTGGTTATCGATAATTTCTCTTTCTTGGAAAAAGTAGAACGATGAATAAACAGGATCTTGAAAACAAGAAACAGGAATGGTTGGATCTCGAATTTGAAGATGAAAAAAGTGAGAACACGATCAAGCGCTATGAATGCGCGGTCAATAAATTCTTGAAGTATATCCCGGATGGCGATGTCACTAAGACGACCATGATCAACTACAAGCGCCATCTGATTGATACATACAGTTCAAAGACGGTCAACAATGAAATAGTTATCATCAACAAATTGGTCAAGTATTGTGAATCAAACATTGATGATCTATCACGCTTGAAACGATTTGATTCCAAACTGGCCGTTAAAAATATCAAGGTCCAGGAAAAAGCATCGATTGAAGATGTCATAACCAAGGAAGAGTACAAAAGGATGCTTCGAATGGCCAAAAAGAAGGATGAGATGGAACTGTATTACATCATGCGGATACTTGGTGAAACAGGTATCCGAATTGGCGAATTAAAGTATTTTACGATAGAAAGTCTTAGAAAAGGACCTTATATCACGGTACGAAACAAAGGAAAGACAAGAGATATCATCGTTGATACGAAGCTTAGGCGTGAATTGATTTCGTATGCAGAGGGCAATGGGATTGATGAAGGAAAGCTGTTTGATGTGGATTATATGAGCGTATACAGAGGATTGAAGAAAGTGGCTGGTCAATGTCGAGGTATCAAACTCAGCAAGATCCATCCGCATGCGTTTCGGCACCTGTTCGCAACACGTTTCATGGAACAGATTGGAGACGTAACAGAGTTGAAAGATATACTTGGTCATTCCAGTCTTGACACAACATCGATTTATTCGAAATCGACAAAAAAGCAGAAGAAAAAACATCTGGATGAATTGTGGAAAAACGGATGATTTTATGGCCTAAAAAATATACAAAGTTTTTGGCTTGAAAAAACGGTCTGAGACGGCACGGTTAAAGGCTATGAGCAATAAAATCCAAATGTAAAATAATATAGAGTTATTTGACAATAAAAAAGGGAGAGCGAGGCAAGGCAATATGGGCAAAAATGATGCTTTAGAATATTTGTATAAAATTGCATATGATCACACGATTCGATGTGGGTCAGGGTTTCAATTAGAACAGGTAAACAAGGCATATGAGGCATTAAAGGAGTGTGTAAATGGAAGCACAGAATAATAGGGTTAAGTTCAAAAAGCTTATACATTCATACGAAGACTTTATAGTTAGCAAAAACGGCAAACGAAAAAAAGATTATATTGGTCAAATTGGAGTTGTTATCCATATCACTAAGATGGATCTAGGTGAGCTATATGATGTCCAGTTTGAGGATGGTCAAGTATGGTGTTTGGATAAAAGCCAATTTTATCGATATAAGAGGTAGGTGTAATGGCGAATAGAGAACCACAAATATTAAATGATTTACGATCGCTCAATTATTGCTGCCATCGAATCATTGAGCTTAATGAAGAATTAGAAGTGATTAATCATAAGAAGCTGGGTTTATCGCATAGTCATGTAGATTTGACTAGTGCGCAGCAAAAGTCTACATTTCCAATGCCAAAATACGAACATGAATATGTCAGTCCATTAGGATTGATGGAAAAGGCAGAACGTATTGAAACCGAAATTAAATATTATCAAAAACGAATCTATGAATGTAGATGGTTAGAACTATTGGATCTTTGTGACCAAAACATACTTTTCGATTTGTATGTGGTTGGTGATATGACATTTAATGCCGTTGCCGAAAAATATGGATATACATATGTAGGGTTGTGGAAGCATATAAAGAAAAGAATGATAAAGATTTTAAAATAAATAATGAAATCTAATTTTGATTAATGTATGATAATTCAAAAGGAAGAAGAATAACTATGTCAAAAGAAGCTAAATACAGTGCTCTACAAATAGCTGAATGGTTTTTAAATTATAATCGAAAGCAAATGAATGAAGAAGACGCTGAGTATATTACTAATTTAAAGCTACAGAAACTTCTTTATTACGCTCAAGGATGTTACCTTGCACTTACAGATAATCCATTGTTTAAAGAAGATATTTTAGCGTGGGAACACGGTCCAGTTGTTAACGAGGTTTATCAGAAATACAAAATTAATGGCGCAAGAGGCATTCAATATGATGAAAAATTTTGTGAAAATATTGATGAGCAAACACAAAATATTTTAAAACAAGTATATGAGGTATTTGGATCATATTCTGCATGGGCATTGCGTAATAAAACACGCCAGGAAGCTCCATGGCAGAATACTATAAGAAACGATATTATTGATTTGGGGTTGATAAAAAAATATTTCAAAGGCCGGTATGTCAAATAAGAAATTAATAAAAAACGATCATGAAGATAATTCGATAACAATATCTAATAGTGACGAATTTAAATGTGGGGTGCCAAAAACAGCAATATTCATAGGGTTTCAATATATTACAACGAATAAAAGTTATAATTTTGAATATTTTAAAAAATCTAGAGATAAGGTTGAAGCATATGATGAATTTATTAAATATTTGCAGAGGCTTTCTAATTATAGTTGGGAAACAATTAGTAATTTAGGAAAAAGAAATGGTGGCTTTGAGACAATAGAATACAGTAATTTTAATAGTAGTATTGCAAACAAATTGCCATCCAACAAAAATATATCGAAAGATACTAAATTGTTTGTTTTTAGATTTGGACATAATGATGATTATAGAATGGTTTGCTTTAAATCAAATTCGTGTTATGCAGCTATGCATTTGCTTGGATTTGATTTTGATTATAGTTTATATGATCATGGCAGTTAAATTATAAAAGAGTTAATAATATTAACCATATTTAAGTGGTAATATGTTAATGTACAGAGTTACCAGGAAGGTAACCAGTAGATAAGCACACGAGGCGGAGGCTCTTGAAGCGCCACCTTTTATCGTGCTCACAAGTTTTTAGGGAAAAAGGTTGATATGGGGAAGAATAGATACAGGCCAGATCAAGATGGTACACATCGATTACAGTTTGAACGAAATAAGAAAAAGATATTGGCAACACAAGAAATATGTGGAATTTGTGGCAAACCAGTGGATAAGTCATTAAAGTACCCCCACCCATTAAGCCCGGTCATTGACCACATCATACCCATAGCAAAAGGCGGCCACCCGTCTGATATCGACAATCTGCAATTAGCTCATTGGACTTGTAATAGACAAAAGTCAGATAAGTTGATAATGCACAAAGGCGTGGATAAGCCAGAAGTGATAAGCAATCGTGTTCTTCCTCAATCGATGGATTGGAAGAATTACAAAGCTAGAAATTAATGTGAAACGATATATCCATTATTGTATTAGCATCCATGACGTACAATTCATTGATATAGCACTTTTTAAGCGATTTAAGAGATTATAATAAAATATATATTTTTTAGTGAAATAGGGGGGCTATCGGGCCCCAACGGGATTC